TAGCGTCTTCCTTGGACGTTGCGCCCCAAGCTCTAAGAGAAAGTAAAAGTCGGGTAGGCTTTCCATCTTTCATCTCAGCGCCAGGCATATTGCCCATACGTGCTAAAAAGGATGCCCTACGAGGGTTGTCTCCCGACTTGACTGGTGGCTTTAAATCACCACCCGTTTCTTTATTATACGATGCTCTTCCCTTGGCATTCAATCCCCCAGAAGGAGATTTTCCTTCTTTTCTTTGCCAAGCAGGAGTTTTCATTTCTTTTTAGCTTTCTTGGCTTCAGATAAGGCTATTGCAATGGCTTGGTCTTTAGATTTAACTACAGGGCCACCTTTACCAGAATGAAGTTTTCCAGCTTTAAATTCTTTGTATACCTTAGAGATTTTGGCCTCTGCTTTGGTCTTTTTCATGCCAACTCCGTAACAGATACTGTAGATGCAGTGACTGTTGCATCTTTGATAAATGCTATTTTTTGACCAGGACTTACTCGAACAATCTCAAAAGAGTTATTTGGAATCATTGCAGAAGTTGTAATACTTGCTGTTGGGTTTGAACCAATTTGGTAATGGGCATGACCTAATGAGCAAGCAATACGAATCATTGTTGTTGATGCACCAAAAGCAGTCATCTGAACGCTAGAGTTAGTAACAGAAGCAACTTGGCTAGTCCCCAATGAAGGAACTCCAAAAGCAACATTGTTTGGGTCTAATTGAAATATTGACATTATTTTCCTCGTCCAGTTTTCTTCATCATGTTAGTAGCAGTACGGCTACCACGAACAGGCATAGACTTAGGCTTACCAACAGCAACCATAATGGTTACAGGCATACCTTTAGCCTTCTTAGGTGTCTTAGAACTGGTCATTTTTGGAGATTTTCCGTACATGATTTCACCTTACTAGTTTAGTTGCAACAAAAGAAATAATACCGCCAACAACAGAGGCGATAGCCATACCTACAAAGAAACCACCTTTAGACTTGTTTGCCATCTCTAAAAGGGCTTTAATATCTTCACGCATTGCATGAACTTCTGTTTGCAAAGCCTGAACTTGGGCTTCTAATCTGCCAAACTCTCGTGGATCAATATCAGACATTTGCTACTTTCTTTGGTCTACCTAGCTTCTTGACAGGAGTAGGTGGTGATAGAACTACTGGTTTTTCAAAGGACTCTTTTTCTTCTCCATCAATTCTTACATATCCTGCATGACCTTTCATGCTGTCAATATCGTGCTGATGAACAAAAGTTACGGTTTGACCGCTTGCTAAACACCGAAATGTAACCATAAAAATCCTTTGAAAAAGGGGGTTTTTAGCCCCCTTTAGTTTTAGACCATACGGGCTACAACAACACGAAGTGTCGAAGAAGCCAAGTCTGCTGTAGATCCAGACTCATTCTGAATACGGAACTTGACTGTGTTTGCTGCAGAAACATAACCTGTTACTGTCAAACCAACCAAGTCCACACCCAGAGATGCGCCAATTACCATATCACCCAAGGCCACGCCAGGGATTGTGATGTCGTCAGTCTCGCCAGCGCCATCGACCAATGATCCAGCGTCCAAAGTAGCACGAACTACCCATGTATCGCTGAAAAGGCCACGGAACTGATCGTTACCTCTACGAACTGTTACTGCTGATGCGGTTGCCATAATAAAGCTCCTAATTAAGTTTAAAAAGTCCCCCCACCATTACGGCAGGGGGCGCAACTGCAATTAGGCTGGTACTGCCAAGGCAAAAGCACCAGAAGCGTTAGCAGCAGAGCTAGTAGCGTTAGTACGCAGAGCCTTCACGCCATACAGAGTGTCAGCAGTAAACAATGTACCGAGGTACTCTTGCTTGTACTGAGTCTGTGAACGGATTCCCAACTGCTCAACCAACACCATAGAGTCTTTATGACCCATCAAGCAAATGCGGTCAGCACCAGAAGAGCCTGCACCGAAGTCAGCATTGGAAGATGCAAACACAGCCATGCCGTACAGTTGACCGATTTCACCATTGCGGATCGCATCGCCATTACCGACAAATGCTTGCTCGGTATAACGAGCCAAACCCATCAGCGTGTTACGGCTTGAAGGAGGAATCAGGAAGAAACGACCATCCATAGGAATATCGTTGTCGTCCAAACGCTGAATGGTGCGACGAATAGCGGCATCAGTCAAAGCGGCAGCGTTAGATGATGTGCTGTTGTAAGCAGTAGTACCATCAGAGCCAACAAAGGCTTTGGTAGTAGTGTTGCTAGTAGCATAGTCATCAGTACCAACTGTAGCGCCATTGAAAGCACGACCCAATTGAACCAAGTCAGTGTCGATGCGTTTAGCCAAAGCATAACCAGCGTCTTCTGTATAGAAAGAACGCAGTGATGTCAGGGCTTGAACTTCAACGATGTCTTCGATCAAACGTGAGTACTCATAGTGCTTGTTAATCAACACTTGAATGTTGGTGTCGCTCTCAGCAATCAAAGTCACGGCATCAGTAGCGGCCTTCAAAGAGGCATTGCCACGAGCTGGGCTAGGAATGTTGATGGTGTCACCCTTTTTGCCTTTGAAAGACATCTTCTTGACCAAATTAGCCAAAACGAGGTTCTTTTTATAGGCGGCAACAATTTCATCACTCCAAATTTCTGGAATGAAGTTAGCTGCGGATGTAGTGGTTACACTATTTGTGGGGGAAAATGCTTGATTAGCCATGATTAAATCTCCAATAAATTAAGTTTACTTAACACGACCTTCTGAATACGCTTGCATGATTTCATCTGAAAGCGCTTCATAACGAGTCGGGTCTTGCATTTTTAGCCGAATAAGGTCAGCCCTACGATAAACCCTCTTTGATGATTCCCCAGAACCACCTACATCAACCCCAACTGCTTTCAAATTCTGCTTACGAGTTGCTTCACCAGCGGTACTCATTTGCTTTTGTTTGACAGAGCGAAGTTCTTTGTAGGTAGATAACAGTTCATTGGCTGAATCATAGTCAAATTCTGCATCAGCACGTTTGAACAAGTCAATGCGTACAGGGCTAGATTTAACCCAATTTGCAAAGTCCTCATTTTTAGCAATATCGCCAAAATCAGGATGTTCTTGCGCTAACTTTTGCTGAATTTGCGCCCTTTTCATCTCTAGCATGGCTTGACGCGCCGCAATGATGTCAGGATGACTATCAACAGTCTTTTGAACTGCCATCTGTGGATTCTCAAAGAAATCTACTTCAGGCTCAACATCTCTAGTTTGCTGCTGTTGTTGTTTAACAGTGAGGTTCTGCCTAATGAGTTCATCAGCGAGCTTTCGGACTTCTCCGACCTCTTGTGCTTGTTTACCAATGAGCTTCTCAGCCTCTTGGTGCATTCGCACTACCTCGTCCAGACTTTTATCCCTGTATTTCTCAGGGAGTTCGGGCTTGGCTTGTTGCTCTACCGCTTCTAGTTCATTTGGCTCTTCATCAATCAGCATACTTTTTCCTTTTTCCTGCCGTTCTCGGTTGTAGGAGATTCAACTCGGCATAATTGCTTATGAGTTGAGTTTCTGCTCAGACTTCAACTTGTCAACATGGCTTTTCCCAAATTTGGCATATGCCGATGGAAAAGAACCAGACCATCCTTCAAGTCGAAATGCTGGCGCAGATAGTAAACGTGTTGCATTTGCACCACACTCACACATTAGACCCGTTGCCTCATAATCAACGAATCTTTCTGTCTTGTGTCCGTTTTCACAGACGTAATCATAAAATTTCTTCATATGCTCTTTCGCTGATCTCTTTAAGATTTTTCAGCCAAGAAAGAATAGAAAGTTCACCTTTTTTGAATTGTAGGTCTTTCTCACTATCTATTACAGAGATATTATTCAAAGTTGCTATTATTTTGTCAATATCTTCAATTAAATCTTTCCATCCCTCGGTTGACATCATCTCAAACCGAGCTTCATAGTACTTTTGCAGTTCAGGTGTCATACGTCTTCAGCATCCTCAAAACCTACTTGCAGCTTCAGGTCAGCATATAGACCATCCATCAGATTACCCTGTGGAGTTGGGCAATAGAAGGCGTGTTGTGCTACTTCCTGTGCGTTTGCTTGCCTTGCGTCAGCATTGGCAGACACAGACACTTGGTATTGCACCTGATCTTTGTTGCCAAAAATGTTGGTGATACGGGCATAAGCGTCTGTGAATGGAACGCCTACATTGCTTGTTGGGATAGAGATTTTCAGAGCCATTAGAAAGTTACCTCAGTTGTTTCGATTTTGCATACCCATCGGATTGTGGTGGCCGCCTGACCTGTAACAGTTACTGCTATACCACCATTGGTTGTGTCTGCCGTAATAGCCAAAACCCAAGTAACAGCACCAACATCCTGTGCGATAACAGTTGGAGTGACAGCCGCAACCAAAGCAGTGGATGCAGCGTTTGCACCTCGCTTGATTGCACCCTCAAACTTCCATGAAGAAGTATCGCCAGCGGCAGTCCTTGCTGCAATGCAAGTGCCTTGGAATGTATAGGCGCTGTTGTTGGGTAGGATGACTTGGTTTGTAAAACCAGCGGCGTTGCTATTTGATGTTAAAGTTGTTGCAGTTGCGTTTGTAGTCTCTCTTGCAAGTATCAAAATTGCACTTTGAACTCGACCCGAAAGAAATGCACCTAAAGGGTTATCAGATGCTGTAAATACAAGATTCCCAACAATACTTCTTGTTGTGCCATAACCGCCCCCAATAACAGCAGAGTAAGAGCCATTAGCAGTATTACTTGCTCCCCCAAGTACGCTAGAACCAATGGCTTGAGCACTGTTTGCATTTCCACCAGCTACAAAACAATTTGTAGTAGTCGCAGTGTTGCTTGTGCCGCCAACAACAGCAGCCTGACTGCCGTTTGCTGTGTTAGAAGAGCCGCCAATAATAACAGAGTTTGTTTGGTTTGCTGTGTTGCTTGACCCACCAAGAGTAGCAGAACCAGAAGCATTTGCAGAGTTGGAGTTGCCAGCAACAACCGCTGAATTTTGACCTTGTGCTAAATTTCCACTACCACCACCAATAAAACAATATGTTGATGTAATCGAATTGTTGTCGCCTCCTACTGTTGCAGAATAACTGCTAATTGAAGAAAGGGAACTTTTATTTAATGAAATCCAACCAGTCCGAAAAACACCTGAACTTGTTCCATAAGTAATATTTTGTTTTGAATAAACAAGAACTATTGAATCTGACGCTCCTAGAGCAAACAACCTAGAATTTGAACCATTTCCGCTTGTATCGGATGAGTAAATTTCAATAGATTGTGCTGCGGTAAACGCATACAATTGATTAACAATTGTTATTTGTTTTCCTTCAATGGGAGCTGTTGGCAAATAAACACGAATAGAAGTTGTTGTTGCTCCAGTACGAAATACTTGGATTGGCGCACAATCATCTGCTAAAGATACCGAGCGAATAGCAAATGTATTTGCAAAATCCCTGAAAAAATCCCAAACCTGAATTGCAGGCGTGTTCTCGGATGCAAACCCCGTAAACATCAGTAATCCCCACCAATGGCAGTCAGGTGGAATCCTGCCGCTACTGCTGTACCAAATGTAGCATACACCCGATAACCTGCCGCCAAACTAATGTTCAGAGGCAAGATGATGTCGGGCTGTTCTGCTGTTTCAGAAACAGTAGTTGCTGACAAAGTTCTTTCAAGATACAGCGTATTGTTAGCCGCAGTACCAGTTGCAGAACCATTGTTCAACCAAATACGAATAACTGTTGCCACATTAGTACCCAACGCCCTAACCTTAATAAAGTCAAGCCGTGAGCCTTCAACAGCACCCGCTGTTTCAATCGGGCCATAAATTGTGCCTGATGTCAGGTCTTTCGTAGTGTTGGCTGTTACGCCAGGAGTTGCCGCATTAGCCGCAGCACCACTAACCCAAGTATTAACAGGAATTAGGGGAAAAATAGGGTTTGTATTCTGTGCCATTTACATTGCTCCAATTGACCAAGATTGTAATTTAGGAATAGGGGATGATGAACCACCACCACCACCACCAGTTGATGCGATGGTGATACCACCAGAAGAATTTGTAATTGTGATATTACTTCCAGCAGTCAATGTTGAATAGGAGAATCCAGTTCCATTACCAATTAACAGTTGACCATTGGTAGGAGTTGATGCAAGAGTAAAAGCCAATGTTCCACTTGTTGTAATTGGCGATCCACTCACAGACAAAAATGATGGGACTGTTGCCGCTACGCTTGTAACTGTTCCACTACCACCACCACCACTAGCATTGATAGTTTGATTTGGGAAAGAGCCTGTAATTGTGATGTTTGTGCCAGCAACTAACGATGGTGTAGCAGTTCCAGTACCACCATTAGCAACAGCCACAACACCTGTGACATTTGACGCAGTTCCTGTAGTGTTTTGGTTTAATGTAGGTACATCAGCGGCTTGAATAGCTGACATGACCACATCTGTGCCATTACCACGCAAATATTGACCAGATGTAACTGCACCAGCTAACGCATCCATTGCATTTTGCCGAGTTGTCTCACCCGTGCCTCCGTTAGCAAAGGCAACTGTTCCTGTGACGTTGGACGCTGTTCCTGTGGTATTCTGATTTAGTGTTGGAATATCAGAAGCAACAACAGCTCTAAATGTTGGTACTCCAGAAGCACCATTTGGTGCTGCTAAAACAAAATTTGCAGTTTTGCTTGCGTATGGATTTTGTGTATCTCCATAACCACTTGCCAAACCAATTGCTGGTGTCGTGCCACCACTAGAGGTAACTGGTGAAGTTCCTGTAACAGAAGTAACTGGTGCAGTACCACTAGATGCCGCAGTTATCAACCCCTTTGCATTGACAGTCAAACTTGCATTTGTAAATGAACCAACATTAGTGTTTACAGTAGCCAATGTGCCTGATGCAGTTACATTGGTAGAACCATTAAAACTTGGGCTTGTGTATGCTAAATCCCCTGTTATAGATATTGTTCTGCCTGTTGCTAAAGTTGCCGCAGAACCAGTTGTGTTTTGGTTAAGGGTTGGAACATCAGCGGACTGAATCGTGGACATAACCACATTAGTGCCATTGCCACGCAAATAAGAACCGCTAGTGACAGCCCCTGCAAATGCGTTCATTGCTCCTTGTGCAGTCGTTGTTCCAGAACCACCATTGGCAATTGCTACAGTACCTGTGACGTTAGATGCAGTACCAGTTGTATTCTGATTCCAAGTAGGAACAGTTCCAGACAACTGCGAATAAGGCAAACTTAGTGCGCTTAAAGTTGTCAATGTACTGTTGCTAGTAGCTGTGATGTTTGCGGCAGTACCAGTTGTATTTTGATTTAGAGTCGGTATGTCAGAGGCGACAATTGCTCTAAATGTTGGCACTCCAGAAGATCCATTAGGAGAAGCAAGTACATAGTTTGCTGTCTTACTTGCGTAAGGGTTTAGAGTATCGCCATAACCGCTTGCAAGACTAATCGCTGGAGTTGCACCACCACTAGAATTTACTGGAGATGTCCCTGTTACCGATGTAACTGTTCCATTGCCTTTATTGTTAAAAGTTGTCCAATCGGCAGAACTTAGAACACCTCTATTCGTTGCAGAAGCAGTTGGAACATTTAAGGTAATGACTGGTGTTGTAGTTCCATTGGCTACAGTAGAACTTAAATCTGTTCCTGATGTACCTAAAGTAAGCGCACCTACACTAGTAACAGTACCCGCTGATCCAAAGTACGGCAAAGTGTTCCAATTGTCCGTACCATTGCCAACTTTAAGTTTTAAAGTATCAATTTCAATGCCAACTTCACCCTCTGCAAGAGTTGGATTTGTTGAAGTCCAATCAGCCGCATCACCACGCCTGAGTTGTATTTGAATTGCCATTAAATGCCCCCTGCATCAATGGGAGTGACCCCACCATAGATGCTAAATGGATAACCACCATCAAGATTAGCAAATGCTTGCCCGTTTTGTCCAGAAACGCCAGCAGCGCCTTGTGGCCCACGCTCGCCCTTCTCTCCAACAACTTCACCAACATTTATTGTCTTACCATCGGAAAAAGTGACAACCAAAGACCCATCAAAGTCTATCTTAGTGCCAATAATGGAGACTCCATCTTCTCCATCCTTACCATTAGCACCATCTTTGCCATTATCACCATTTTTTCCATCTTTGCCATCAATACCACGCTCACCTTGTGGGCCTTGATCGCCTTTTTCTCCCTTGTCACCAACAGGGCCTTGTAGTTTCTTTACATCAAGGACATGGCTTTCAAGTTTAGGAAGTTGTTTATCAAGCAGAATTGCCAATGCAGACAACTTTGCATCAGTTGACGCATCTGATAGCAGTATCTGCTTAATATCCATCATTGATTAACAAAACTCTTAAGAAAGTTGGTGTCTTTTGCTTTTTGCTCGTTCTTGTCCATGTTTTGCAATTCAACAACCTTTAACTTATTCTCAATGTCTTTTTCTTTAAGCATCAATTCTGCGATTTTGACACGCTTATTGAATTCTTTTTCAGCCATAGCATCATTGTCAGGCAAGTTCTTGGTCGTTGCAGCAAGTGTCTTGGCTTGGACTTCTTGAGGCATTAACTGTGCTTCAGTCATCAATTTAGCCGCTTCAGCACGATTTTGCTCTGCTTGGGTAGTCTGAACTGCAATCTGAGCCTGTGCAGCTTGTAGAGCCAACTCTTGCTGTGCTTGTTGCATCTGTTGTGCTTGTGGATCAGGTTGAGCCATTTGATCCAACATCTGAATCAACTCATATCTGTTAGACAAAGAAGAATTAGCCATGATTCCCTTGAGAATCACAGGCAAAACAGGTGTATTAGGGCCAAGTGTCTGGAGTAAGGAAATGAACTGTTGTTGTTCATGCTCACGAGCAATGATACCCAAAGCTGCAGTCGGTATGAACTTCATGTCAACAGTAGGATAACGCTCTGGGTCGAACTGCATATAGCGGAAAGCCGCCTTATTGATAAATGGTATCAAGAAATCTTCTTGGAAGTTCACCAATGTACGCTTGTATTTCTTGATAATTGAGGCAACAGCCATCGAAATACCACCCTGATTCGCATCCCTAGATACATTGGATACCATTCCTTGTGAGTCTAGTGTTCCAGTAGCCTGAAGTAGCATTCTCTCGAACTCTTTGGCGGTGGTAATGTTCCCAGAATCGGTATTTCCGAACTTGAAGGGGAACAAAATCTCTGATGGATTGCCGTTTGTCAGGATTGCCTTGCCTGGCTTTACCTCAAACTTAGCACCTCTAGGCAGTCTAGTGGCATCCATAGCCATCATAGGGCTTGTAGTGAGCGCCAGAGAGTCCAAATGTGAACGAATCTGTGCGTCAATAGCCTTCTGAGAGTTATAAGCCTTCTCTACAGTACCACGACCCAACAAACGATTAGGAACTGTATCGTCTTGATAAGCCAGAATTGGCCTATCTTTCATCATGTAAGGGTTCTTTTCTGCTTTGAGAAGCACATTGTCATTAGCAATAACAACAATAGCCTCTACCAGATCGGAATACTCGTCTTGCACAGAGTCTTCAGGGAACAAATCTTCAACTTCTGACTCATCCTCAAGTTGGTCAAGATACTCTCTAGGAACTAAGCCATAGTACGTCAATAGCTTAACTTTGTCGTCTTGGTATTGGCTAACCTCTTGAGTAGGCTCTAAGTCAGAGTCTTCAGAATCAGTACCAACCTCTACCTTGCGATAGATGCCTTCTTCTTGACCTCTAACAATCTTGTGGATAGAGACATACTTCTCAATAGCCACACCCATACAGTCTTCAATAGAAGTCCCATTTGGGTCAAACAAGAAGTTCTTAGGGTTAACAGGAACAATCTTGACTGCAATCCTGTCCTTCTCAATCACACCAATAGCGGCTTGACCGACTTGACCAGGTATTGCTTGGGTAGCGGGAACAAAGATCTTCTCTGTTTTAACAATGACTTCACCAATGCCAGTACCATAGATTTCAGCCATCAACTCAATCTGGTCAATGGACTTGCGAATCTTGTCTATCTTGAAGTCTTCCATCAGTTGAGCCTTGATAGCGGCTACATCCAATGGATTGTTGTTTACATCACGAATATCGTCTTGAATGTCAAAGAACTCACCTTGACCAAAGATAGCCTCAATGATCTCTGCATGACGGGTTTCTACAGCCTGTTGGGTAGCGGGAGTGACAATTCGGCTTCTCTCGGAATCACGGGTTTTATCTTCAGCAGCCCATTCACCAGTAAAGATGCGCTCATATTCCAACCAGTCATCCAGATAATTGGTATTGCGATAGTCTCTCCAACGATCACAATGGTTAACAACAAACGCTACGAGTTCTTTATCAGATTCTGTTGGCTCTTGAAATTCCATGCTCAAACCCCCGATATTATGTCCACAGGCTGCCAATCATCGGTATCGTCTTCCTCAAAGTATGAGGTAACGGCGAGCTGGTCTATATAACTAAGCGCATCAGGCAGATCATCGTGAACCCCCTGTGCGGGAAACATTAGAAGTTGGTCAACAAACTCATCCCAATTCTCTTCTGAATTGAGCGTGATTCTGCCATGTTCAAACCTTCCTTGCAATGCCCAGATAATTCTATCTGCTTTTTTCCTATTCCCATGCGTTAAATCAACAATATGGGCATAGATGTTACTTTTCCTCATCAAGTCGCTCAAATAGGGCAAAACAGCGTTTTTAAGCGCCCCCCTCTCAATCCCAATACTCAAAGGCCTGTAATCCCGAATAGCCATCAAGATGTTCACAGCAGTCGTTCTAATATCCCACCTTCCGTGAATAATCTTGTCAACAAACCACTTTCCATCCTCTGTGACATAAACAACACAGATAGCAGACTCATCCAACCGCTTCTTGGCATTACCCGCTTGTTTGGCAACCTCCTCAAACCCCGCTAAGTCAACAGAGATGAAATATGACCCCTTATTCGGTCTTTCCCCATATTTAATCCATTCTTCCTTGAAAACATCACTCCCCGCATTGGAGAACGATGCCATAAATTCTTGTTTGAAGGCAAATGTGGATAGAGTTTTCTTGGCAGACTCGATTTCTGATGGGTCGATTAGCGGATTGTCGGCAGTAGTGAAATGCCATGATTTCCAGTCTGAATCAGTATTTTCTTCTCCAAGTTTGTACAAGTCATGGAACCAATTTCGCCCTTTTGGAGTTCCCAAAAATAGCGCACGACCCTTTTTATCGCTCAAACTGGCTCGAATAACTTGCTCCCATGCTTCAGGTTTGATGTCGGCAACTTCATCTAGCACCGCATAAGTAAGTGAAACTCCACGCAAAGTGTCAGGACGATCTGCACCCCTAACGTAGATTTTTGCTCCGTTAATCATCGTAATATCAAGATTGTTAACGTGACTAGCTTGAATAACATCCCTTCCCAAATCAAGCAACAAATCCCATATGATTTGACGACTCTGCCCCATAGTAGGCGATACATATAGCACTGCAGACCCTTGAGGGCATCTTAGAGCTTCTATAATCAGCGTGATGGCACATAACCTAGATTTTCCGCATCGACGCCCAGCAGCAACGATTTTGAATCGGCTTTTGTCAGCAAAAACTTCCTGCTGCCACGGCAAAAGAGAGAAATTCAAATCAGCCATTTTTTCCTTTGTTTAAGTATCCAATAGCATTGCTTAATAGATTTACATCATCATGGAACTTGCCAAGAGCAGTATTGCATAAGTCACAAAGTATTCCACGAACTTTATTAGTTGAATGGCAATGGTCTACTACCATTCTTGTCTTTTGCTCACCATATTTTTGTTTAGTACCACATATAGCGCAACCACCACCCTGAGAAGCAAGCATTTGCTCAAAATCCTCTTGAGTTAAACCATAACTACGTTTTAAGTGACCTGAACGACAAGAAGCATAATGCCTAGCTCTAAACTCTTCATCTTCACGCATTTTTATAGCTTGCATATTGAGCTTTCTATTTTTAAACTCTTCATCCGACGCATACTTTTTTCTCTCAAGCAATGCCATACATTCCTTGCATCTAGGACGAACACCTTTTGTGCCATTAGCAATTTTGTAGAAAGCATCAAGAGGTTTTTCAATTTTGCAGTAAGTACATTTTTTCATACTGCAATTATACTCTTGCTTAAACAAGAATACAACTGAATGTTATTTAAACATCGGTAATGTCATCTGCCTCTATTACAGTAGGCTCAACTCCTAGTCCTGTAATGTTAATCGTCACAGCACTCCTCTGACTCTTATCCTTCTCAAACATACTCACAGGTAAAGTCCTGTCTAAACACATCTTCAAAGCCACCAATTGATGCGGATGCTCGTCATTCAACGCTATCTCTATTACCTTCTGAGCAACATCCTTACCTCCACTCCTAATCATCAATTCCTTCAACTCCTTGAGCCTCTGGTGATCAGTCTTAGGCAGTATCGCAGGAGGGTTATCAGCAAACCTCTGTATCGTCATCTTGACGCTCCCCTTCGGTCTTCCTCTTCCACGCTTTAGAGTCGTTTCCATGTTTTCCTTTCAATTTAGCTTTTTCTGAGGGTGGGAGGTACCACAAATTTCTACCACCCATCACCACCCCCTCCCCCCCCATACATCAGGGTTTACCCTTAGTGCAAAGGTTATGCGTTTTTTGCATAAAGTTGGGAGAGGGTTTGATGCACCATTTCTAGGGTACTTGAATTATTGTTTGTCATTGTGTTTGTCTATACGTTCCCTCTATCTTCCCTTACCTTATCCCTTAGTGATTCATCTTCATTGGGGCTGTTAGTTGTTCCCGCGATTATTCCTAACGAACTCAATTCCATGTCAGGTCTGAATCCTTGATTGTGGGCGTGTTGATATAAAGAAAGCACATTCTCGAATCCCCTTGAAATATTCCCTTCACCCGCTGCCAGGAGGATCATCCTTTGTGGGTCTGACAGTATTCTTAAAAAGTTTACAGTGTTGGGGCTTGGCGGTCTTGCCATTGTCGAAATATTCCAAAAAATTGATTTATTTAATTATTGCATACTTTAATTCTCAGGGTAAACCCTATTAGGGAAATGGAGGGGTCAATAGAATCAACGACTTACAGCAACTGGCACGATTCTTCCCTGCTATATATGTGAGAGGGTAAGATTTTGCTCTCTCTTCTATCAACTTTTAATAGGTGTCAATATGAAAAAAGATGAAGCTATTTCATACGCCAAGGAAAAGGTTAAAACCTTCAGAGACTCCTTGGATGGCATTGAAATATGGGAAATGCCCAATGGTTCTTATGATGTTGTTCATACTTCAAACAGTAACGGGCGAAACGATAACATTGCCAAAGGTGGCAAAAAGATACAAACAATTAAGGGCAAAGCATGAACGATAACCAAAAAGATATCCTGACAGCAATCTTGGCGGGTCTTATCCTGTGTATTGGTCTATTGGCATACTTTGATGTCCTGACTAAATAATCTCTCTTTTTCTTTTTTATAGGTGTCAATAATGCTCACTTTACACACTTCAAGCAATTACGCTGCATATCTGGCCAACAGTGCTGGAATCATTGTCGAATCAACTCGCAAGGCTGGCGGGGTCAACATGAGGCCAGATCACCCACAATTTGCCGAATACTTAGAGGCTTTCAGGTCAGCCATTGATCTACATGAGGCTGATCTACTTTGCAAAGCCCTTTTATCTTAATTTTAAGACTGTAAGCCCTTAATTCAGGGGCTTATGGCCTTGGAATTTCCCAAGGTTTTCAATTTAAAAGGTGTTAACGATGAAAACAACAGTACATTTTGATGATTTTCGCCATGCTTTCAACTCTATTCGCCCTGATAACTTTTCTCGTGAAGGCTTAGAGCAATTATTTGATTATTTTGAATCTTATGAAAAAGATAATAATGAAGAAATTGAATTAGATGTAATTGCTATTTGCTGTGAATATAGCGAACAACACTGGAAAGAAATTGCTTCAGATTATTCAATCGAATTTGATGATATTGATACAGAAGATAAGCAAAAACAACACATTATGAATTATTTATGCGATAATACTTCAGTTATTGGTTCAACTTCAGACGATACATTTATTTATCAGAATTTTTAAAAACCTATGATCTATGCTTGTCTGGCTCTAATTCTACGAATACTCTCAGGAAAACGATAAACCCAAAAGCCCTCTACGGAGGGTTTTTTTACGTCAGGCACTATATTGGGAAATCTTCGGCCCTGAATTGCAGTTCCTGAGCGAACCATAGGCGTTCTAAGAGGATATTTTGCAATGATTGACGGGCTACTATAGTTTTTTGAAATCGATCGCTCATTTCCTCGATTTCCTCTTTATTCCATAATGTTATGCGCTCGCTTTTAGTTTCTAATCGTTTGCGTATGTAATCGGCTCGCTCTTGAAGTGTAAAAAGCGCACGATCTGACAATACTTTATTACATTCTGTGCAGCAATTGACTAAGTAAAAACCTATTTTGCGCTCTTTAAACCATTTAAGATCTTTGGTATCACACCATGAAATCGGTGGGCAATGGTCAAATTCTGACCAACTATCACCACAATAAAAACAACCAGGTCGACTACTCCAATGGCGCTCGTATCTATGCCCATATTGGGTTAGCAATTTATTTCGGTGTTTTTGGTGCTGTCTAGGCATGGTTAGCCTATTTTACTACTCCCAACTATGCACAAGCCCTAAAAAACGCCTAGAACGGGCTTTTATCGCCTTTTGAGGGCATATCCTCGCACAATCTGCGGATGGTTTCATTCAATGCGTCTATTTCATCCATTTTATTGATAGCCCAAGCCCTCTTTTGCCCATGCCATCCAAGCACTGGGTTTCGGTGGCAATCAACACAAAGGGCAATGCAAGTGTACTGAAGACCTTGTTTGTAGTGGTGAGCCTCACTCGGTGGTGGTGCTTCGCAAACGCTACAAGGGAGGTTTTTAACCCTTGCAAGGTGTAACCTCTCTTTTGCGTTCAGTTTATTGTTCAAGTGGTGGCTTTCATTTCCATGCGGGCACTATATTGCTCGGTTCTCCAGCACTCGATTCTTGCTTGTGCAGCGGTCATTAACCATCGATATTTTTCCTCTGTTTCGACAGCCTCTCTAATGCCTCTCAAGATCATTGCATAATCTTCGTGTGCATAAGCGTAAACCTCTTGTTTTCCAAGTACCTCAGTGCCAGCTTGTGACATGAGTTGGGCTTTTCTGCTTTTCCTGAACTCTTCTAAATACATTCTGTCAGCTTTTGCCTTGGCATATAGTGGAGCAGTATCTATTAAATATTGAATTGCTTTAGTAGGTTCGTTCATATTATCTCCACGACTAAATCATTATTTGATTTAATATAATCTTTGGTTTTCTTAATATATCTCTCGAATTCTGATCGGCTAATGCTTGATTGTTGTAAATCAGCATATTGGATTAAATCCCTTACCGCTTTAATACCTTCGCCTGATAAACCCATCTTCATTGTGTTTTGGTAGCGTTCTGCTGCCTGGTGCAATGCATCTTGTGCTTTTTGGCAAACAGGTAAAACCTCATCTTTTCCGATGTTGTGCCTTGCCATCGTTTCACTTAGGTTTAAAACGTCAACAAGGGTACGCCAATCGGTTATTGTGCCTTGTCCTTTGGTCATTGCTTCTAGTGCTGAGTATTCCATCATTCTGAGCTTGTCTAGCTTGTCTCTGTGGGTGATTGACGCACCTACTATTGCGTGTTGGGTTGGGTCAATCAATGCCCAGACCTTGCGTTTAGTTCGCTTTCTCATTCGTGCTTGTAGTTCAGCTTATGGTGTTGGAAACGCATAGCCGCTTCCATCTCTAGTTCTTTGAAGTGTTCGTCAGAGAACAGTCCTATGACGTTTCTACCCTCAAACCAAACTTCTTTAATCGACTCGTTATAGGTAGTCTCACCATCGTTCTCATACTCGTAAACTACTGTGACGATCTCGCTACCTTCGCCTGTGGTTGTGTCAAATTCCCAAGTTTTTTCCATCATTCACTCCTGTTAAAAATTAAATGTTATCAATGATTTATTGGCTTTTGAATAGGGATTTACCCTAGTCCAAGCACTCCTTAACGCAAATATCAACGCCTGGCACAGTTGAATAAACCTTGGAAACATGGATATTCACGATCTGCGAATCATCCTTGTAAACAACTCCATTCATAGCGTCTTCTACACTTTTAAGCACATTGGATGCATCTGGCTTCTTAATTGGCTTCTCTAAGCCGTTTAAACAGGCTTCTATGCGCTTTTTAGGCAAAGACTTAGGAATTGGCGCACGAATGTACAAATACAGCGTTACAGGGGTTTCCAAGGGTTCGCTACTTCCCATTGCTTCTATTGCGGCTTCTTTGATTAAAGACTCATAGTTTCTTGTTTTGTCAGGGGTGTAAGTTTGGACAAAGTTTCCTCGCTTTGCATACCTTGCTCTTTGTTTGCCAACAGGGTCAGCATCTACTTTAAAAGTGACCATGAAGCTCATAGCAATGTCCCATCTTTAATTCTGTTCATATATTCTCGGATTCTGTCTCTAGCACCAGAGCCATAGATTCGCTCGGCTCTCTCAAGTCTGGCACGAATGAGATCACGATTCTTGGATGACTCCCAGTTGCGATAAAGCTCCCTTGCTTCTGCTTGCTCAAGGATTACTCTATCGCTTTGGCCTTGTATGTTTCTTCTACTCCAAGTCACCAGTAAGCTCCAGTGCTTTGTTTATCAAATGCAGAGGGTAAGGGACTCCCTCTTTAACCTTGTCTAACAGTTTCATTGCGTCATAGTGGGACATTTTTACTCCACTTATGTTTCTCAAGCCATTTCTTGGCCTTCTCTTTAGCCTCTAACGCTGCTTGTCTTTCTGCCTCGGTAGATTGCTTCTCAATCTGCAAAACTTGTTTAACAGGGATTTCAGGCCCTTGGTTGCACAAGTTTCTAAACTTGATGGCACTCGGAATAAACTCTCCATCTAGTTTGGCAATGGCAAAGTCCATGCTTGGTCTGTATGTCAGGAATCGACCTAGTTGGGTTTTCCATTCTTGTCTAACAAACTCTGGGTCTATGCCATCAAAGTGGCGATTAAATGGTGTTCCAAAGATTGCCATCATTCTGGCAAAGATGTAATCAAGACCTTCGTCTTGGGTGCAAAAATCAGTTTCCAAGTAATTTGACATTGCCACCTCCAATTAAGCCTCTTGTTAAACCTGAAATAACCCGTTGATTCATTTGACCAGTTTTACTGAGATTCTTTTCCTCTGGTTTAAGCCAATCAGCTTGCAAACCTTGAGAGCCTCTAGCACACCAAACCGATAAAAAGTCGCTGAAGGACATATTTGCTTTTGACGCTTCTTTTCTTGCGCTTGAAACAACAGTCTCAGTCACAGGAGCTTTCTTGGCTTTCCTGAGTTGTTTCCAATCATCCCAAATTTGTTGATCAACATCTGGTGGACAGGCAACGCTAGTTGCTCTCTTCTCTATCTGGTTATTGGTTAATGGTTTATGGTTAGTGGTTAATGGTGCATCGTCACCCGATGATGTGTCCACGATGGGTACATCATTACCCCTTAATGTACCTATATAAACATCAATGGACAATGACAAATAGTGAAACACAAAGTCCTCTTTATTGACCAAATGCTTCAAAGTTGGGTTATCCCTGACAAACGCACCATAAGCAGAAACGGCTTGATGCTTACGAAATTCGGCTATTTCTTTGTCTGCACGAACATTGATAAACCCATTTTCTGTGGACAAAAAGAACTCATTAAGGACTGTCAAAACATCCTCCTCGTGATCTCTCATGCCAATGTGTCTAGCAGCATCTCTGTGCCTAATTGGTTGTTCATGGAGAAAATAGAAGTCTAAAAGTCTTCTGTATGCCAAGTCTTCTAACAAAGAAAGATGGCGAGTGTGACTCATGTAGTCACCAATGTGAAACTTGTAAAAGTGCATGATTTCCGCTTTTTTAAAACACCCTTAGAAGGAATTGCCAGCAGGAGAAGGGATAACTCTTTTCGGTCGGGTAATTAGTCCGACCTAGCTGGATTCCATAATATCAAAACAATTCTACTTTGTAAATCAAATAAATTGATTATTTGTGATCTCTTT